ACACGAGGGGCACTTGCTCGTATCTTCAAATGTGACTTCCTTTTCGTCCTCGATGGCACCCTTGAAGTCTTCAACCTTTCGAAGATACTCGTGAAAAATCTCTTTGCGCTGGATGCCCTTTTTGCTGCTCGAGACGAATATGGTGTCAATAGTGTGCTTTTCCGTCGTGTCACTCGAGAGCTTCTCCATAAAGGGTATGCAGTCAGCCATGTAGTCGTACATTTCAGTCTCGTATCGTTCGCGGTTGTCAGGGTCCTTGGTGATCAAGTCCTCCCACTCTTGAATCTTCGCCTCGTAGCGACCGTAAAAGGTGGCCATTCCTATTAAAGATTTCGTGTTCTTTAGATGTAGAATGATTTCCGTGATCATGTACTTTGATAAGTTTCTGAAAGAAGTTGTATTGTCCCTGGCCCTGTTTCTCCGGAGATTCATCACGCCACCAAAGTATCAGATCAAACGGGTCACCCTGGAATACAATTCGAGCGGTGATCCGTGTGACGTTGATTCAGCCTTTTGGAAAAACGAGGAGCGCTTTTGGGACACTGAATTTGAGGAAAACGAAACGAATATAACATGGATGTACAAGAATCGAATGGCAGTGACCCCGTATCCTTCGTGTGTCTCAGATGTAAAGTATCGCGTGATCTACGCACACAATGGGAACACATACAAGTATGTCACTCGGGATCCGAAACACTCGTGGCCGCCAAAGAAGACACCGGGATTTCATCCTCCTATCAAGGAAGCCTGGGTCGTCATGTACGACGAAGAACACCGGAATGTCACGGATAAAATTAAAAAGTTTGCCGGACCAAACTGCGACTTTCACGGTGAAACACTTGAGCTCTCAGACATTTTTGGAGAACAGTGCGTGTCGCTGAAGATTACGCCTATAATCGGTCAATCAATCGTGATCAAGTCTGGAGAGTCTTTCAGTGTGAAATCCTTTGACCGCGCCAACAACGTGGCACTGGGACAGTCTTTGGGGATTATCAGTTAGAGTGGAGCGGCCTTCGGCCGCGACGCGGACTCAATTCTGGGTTACTCGGTTCTTAGGTATGATGTGCTTTCTTCGAATGTTTATCGATGACCCTCTTGAAACGAGCCTCTGAGTTTCGAGTAGGTTTCCAGTTGTTCCAAGATTCATCCACAGCCTTGTCAACGTAGCGCCCAACGGGCTCGTCGCGAACCACAAAGTCCGCGAGGTTTCCCTCCGAGTCGGCGTCACTCGTGTACTCATCCTCTGAACGAGGTTCGTCACGAAGTGTTTCTCCTGGGATGACACGGCGCGTGACCGTCTTTTTAATTGCAGATACCGGACGAGTAGCACCTGATTTAGACCTTGTGAGCATTTTCAGTATCCTGGATTTTTTTCAAGACAATTTGTCCCGGATCGCCACTTGGTCTTTTCAAGATACTTCTCCACAAGTTGAACAAGACGACACTGGTCTTCCTCATCCGAGTCACTGTCAATTAAAGGACCTGGTCTTGTGGGAATCCCATTTGTTTTTGATCGTGTCTGCATTTTGTATATCACAAGAAAGTCTTCGAGGGTTCATCGACTTGACTCTTAGGTAAATTGTGTGTTCCCAAGAAGAATCGTTGACAAGAGGCCTCCTATCAAAGGGATCCAAGATAAATTTGATGAGGGCAAAGCCCTCCTAATTTGAGTTCAACGTGGTCATCGCAAAGTGCCTTTCGGTCTTCGACCTCGGCACTTGACTCTCAATCCGCCGTCTTTGTCGCCAAAAAGAATCTTAGATCACCGAGGTTTGCCACGTTGTATTTCAAGACCAAGAAACGGTTCTCCTCCTCCTGCATGATGTTCACGGCTGAACACATACCCGTGGCTTTCGTGAAGAGGTTGAGATACTTTAACGAGTACTTGCCGGAAAGTTCACCCTTGAAGTTGTCGTTGCACTCGATGCTCGTCTCCTGATTCGCAAAGTCACCGTAACACTGGATGATAAACTTGTTGTTTCTTCGAGTGATTTCGACATCGGTCGCCAAGTTGTTCATGTCACGACAAATCCTCTGAAAGTCAATCGAGGGCATCATGGTCACGCTCGACATTTCAATCTCGGGAACCTCGATTTGGTCCTCGTTGATATCAAGCAACTTCAATTGAAACTTGGTGTCTGTCTTCTTGTTCGAGTTTTCGATTCGAATGTCGAGATACTCGCGGTTCTTCACCTCCATCGTGAGCGTGTCGTTATTGCTGATGAATTTTAGAAGCTTGAACATGTTTGTGACGTTGATCCCAGCCACGAGGTTTTCTGAACGAAACTCTTCAAAGTTTTCTGCCGGCAAGAACATATCCACCAGGGCGACTCTGGCGGTATCGAGAGTGAGAATCCGAAGTCCCTCTGGTGAAAAATACAAGTTGACATCGTTGAGAATGTCCTTCAGAACCTCAAAGGCGGACTTGATTGCCGAAGCCTGGATGGTTTGAAACCTCATAGTGTCACTGTGGCTTAATTCTTTAGAACCGAGTGCGAGGGCCGCAGGCCTAAAGCACTCGTGACCCCGCTCACCCCATTGGTTTTTAGAACCGAGTGACGAGCCAAGGCGAAGCCTTGTTGAGAGGACCCACTTGTGACCCCCTCGGCTACAAGTGGGCTCGCTTTGCTCACCCACTTAGTTTTTGTGACCCAGAGTTTTTTCAAAGTCATTAGTAACATGGCCCTGAGTAAAAACATGATCATCGGGATTGCAGCCGCCTTTGGCGGTCTCGGGGCGCTCGCATCCAGCCTGGCGACCAACTGGACTCTGATGGCCTTTTTCATCGTCTTGACCATCTTTGTCTGTGGAATGATTTACATGTTGTACGAGGTGCCCGATGGCGAAACGTGTTCACCGGACACAGCGGATTCCAACGTGGCCTCGTGGCAAATGCAAACTGGGTTGTGTCAGCCTGCATCGTGTGTCAACCCAAACCAATTCATTTTGCCCAAGACTGGGTCGCTGATAAAGACGTGTGCGACACCTGTTTCTCTTCCAAAAGACTTTGACAAGAAGACGGCAAATGCGTACAACTTTTTGTCTTCGAGTAATCTGATTTCAAATTCGGTTACATCAAGTGATTACGTGTGTGCATATCAATGCGACATAACTACAAATTGTCAGATTGCCGCGTATGACTCGACTGGTATGTGTTATTTGTTACTGAGTGACGAAACATCCAACCCTAAAAACACTGGGCCTCAAACCGAATTTCTGGTGAGAAAAAGTAAACCCTAATTGTAGATGGATCCCGATCCCATTGAGATTGAGGACGTTGCAATCCTCGTGGCCCTTTTGACACTCTTCTTCTTGATGGTGTGGATCATCGTCCTCCTCAGGAAGATGGATCAGACAAAGTTTGATAAAGTGTGTGCAGGTGGCGGTCCTAGTATTTCACTCACACAGGGACAACTTAGTAGTCTCCTCGGATCAGATGATGTATCATGGGCCCTTTCTTCTTTGGTGGGATCAGTTCCAACTACAAATTTAAATATAAAGGCAAATTTAAAGTGCGATGTCAGTGACGAGTGACACCATTGACATTATTATGTTCACAGTCCTCTTGGCACTTCTCGCGGGTATTCTTTGGTTCATCAAGTTGCTCAATAACACTGATCAAACAAAGATTAACAAGTACTGTGCTAAGAACCCAAGTTTCACGGTGAAGGCTGGTTCAGTTGCTGTCCCATCATTGTTACACGGCTTGACTGGTGACATCCCTCCAAGTGATCTTCCAATTAATTTTAAATTCAACTGTTAAAGATGAATCTCGTCAAGATGACTTCATTCATTGTTCTTTTGTGTCTGATATTCACAGTGGCTTTTGCAATTGAGACGGTCAGAAAGGGTGATCAACAAAAGTTGGACACCTTGTGTAAAAATGGGATTGACATTCCTATTGCAAAGGGTGCTATTATGAATAAAGGCTCTCTTGTGTATCCAGATTCTGACACAAGTTTTCATGTGGATCTCGGGTGTTGAGAAGGCCACTTGAGAACCATCACATAGTACACGCAATTTGATGATCAAGTATCATGTCAGGCTCTGGTACTTGAAGATATTCAAGATCTTCACGTGTGGCCTGACCTGCAATCGCTCGTTTGAGAACTTCAGCCTTTTGGCACTCAAGATCACCGTCGACCAACTCCATGATCTTGAGTGTATCAAACCAACTTTGTTTGAGTTTCTCCACTCGAAGTGTTCGTTGATAGGCCATCATGTCAATTGCGTCGAGACAAGAAAACCCAAACGGTCCCATGAGATCACTCACTGTGGATTGACATGAAACGGCGCGTTCTATTTCAGGTGTTTCTGCGGTGCCAGACTCTTTCCATGCGTTCATGATCGCTTCCCATCGTGATGTATTTTCACGCTTATGTTTCTGAAACCGCATAACTTCGCCCGCGTTCCACGGTGATAACAAAAAGTACCCCGTGAGATCTTCCATCGTCGACTGGTGAAATCTCGCTCTTCGCATTGCGTCAGTCGTCGTTTCCTCGGTGAAGAACCAATTGAACCAATTCTTCAAAATCTCTTCGGGACACGTTTTTTCAGCTTGATACTCGAACATTCTATCAATTTCAAAATCCGTCAACCCAAACGTGTCATCCAAGTCGTCGACGGTGGATTCAAACACCATGGCTCGTTTTAGTGCCCGAGTGAATTCGTCGTCTTGGTGTTCTCTTTGACACAGCATCGAGCGCCACCGAAAATAATACTCGATACTCGACGTGTAATCCCAGCCCTCGTCGTCTTCCGTTTCTTCCTCGTCACTCGTTTCGACCGTTTTGAGCACCTTGTATTTAAATTGTATGAAAGGGTCGCTCGTTTGCGAAGCTCGGCACGTGGGACACTCATCCGATTTGACAAACCAATTGAGGATGCAATCGACGTGAAAGGCGTGACCACATGAGAGACGTTTTGTTCTCGCCGTGGTTACGCTCGAGACAGTCACCTCGAGACAAATCGAACACGTCTGTTTGAGGTGTTGTGGACACAACCCATCCATCAACACCGGTCGCGCGCATTTTGAACAAGCCATTGTTAAATAGAGTATTCATTGTTTAGAAGACTTTGGCGCTCTATGTCAACTTTTTATTAATCTTTTCTTGCAACTCTGGTGTCATTGCTGGCTGAAGAGGTCGACCGTAATTCTTCAACTCAAACATGTCGCCTTCGTCCTCTGTCCCGTCAAAGGACGAAAACGAACACCCTCGGCCACCGAGTTCACAGTTGACCAAGTTGTTTGGCAAGAGAGACTCGAGCCAGTTTCGAACCTCCTTGCCCACGAGGATTTGTCCATTCTTCGTGAGCAACGTCGGGACTCTGTTTATTTGTCGAGCGTACTGTGGCGGGATCCCAAGTTGAGTCGCGTCGTGTAATTGCACAATTTGTCTGAGCTGAGGGTTGGCGTCGAGATACCGCAGGATATCCAAAGAGTGTTGACACCGTGGACTGAACACGAGAATGCACGCAGCCATTACTTTATGCTGGGATGACTTTCGCGAGTCTTTTTTCGCACGTACTTGTAAATGTCGCAGATGATTGCATTTGTCGGCCTCGGTCTCCTGGCGTACCTGTATCTCAAGTCAGAGTCCGAAAAGTACGAACCTGGTACTCAGGCGCAAATGGTGCCTATCACACACGATCTGACTCAAAAGTTTATTCAGCTGACACAACCGGCACTCGTTCAAAAACTCGGAGGCAAGTGTCTCGTGTATCCGATTGAAACGAGTTACATCCGTCAGGAGGGTGACACGTTTCGGTGCCGATTTATGTTTACCGTGATTCAGACAAATCAGTACCCTTATGGTATCGCGGTCACATCGGTCATCACAGATGGCGCAGTCACATCCATCGAACTCGAAAACACAAACACCATTGACAAGATGGATTCCTTTGACAAATTTGAATCTGGGTATCAACTCAGGGAGGAGCCTCTTCCGACACTGTCTCAACTCCAAGGAGCTTTCGCGCTTAGTTAGCTCGCCCAATTGGATTTTATAAAAACCCAATAGAAATCAGGTTGTGATGATCACTCGTGACATGATCAACAAAATGGACGCTGAAAAGCGTCGAGTCAAAAAAGAAATTTACAAACGAATCCACGAACAGTTTTGTCGAAAGATTCAAAGTGTTGCGTCAGCCGGTCACAGACAGGTGCTCTTGACTGTTCCCCCATTTGTCCTCGGGTACCCAACCTACGATGTCACAAAGGCGGCTCTGTATCTCAAGAGACAATTACAAAACGGGGGATTCGACGTCAACTTTGCGCACCCAGCAAGTCTTTTCGTCACGTGGTTTCCCGAGTCAAAGAAACATGAGGACGTTCTCCCGGTGTATGAACATTTGGCACCAATCCCAGAAGAAGACACGACACTTCCGTCGTTGATAAATCTAAAAAAGGCTGCAAATAAATACCGATCTTCTTCCGATGCGAAGAATCGTTGAAAGCTTTTTCCTCAGTAACACTAATGGACGGTCTTACAGTTCTTGTTGAAGCCAAGCGCGAGTACATGGCGCAATTGTGTTCGGTTCTTTGCCCCCAGATGATTGAGACATTCGAGTTGATGTACACCGAGGCTCACAAAATGTCCAAGGGTCGCGAGGTTCTCAAACAATTTCAGAAGCTCCTCAAGGAGGTGCCCAACTGGAACAATACCATGATTGAAGAACACCACGCGAAATTGAACAACACGTGTGGATGGTTCAATGATCTCATGGCTGCCGTGTTTGTCAGCTACGTCAAGATTCTCTCATCCGTCCGGTTGAACTCGACTGACAAGAAGATTTCGGTCAAACTCCCGACCAATGACGTGTTTATCCACGGGTGTTACAAGGCGGCTGCGAAAGATCTTTACAGGGACCCATATGTGTATCACAATGACATGTCCGAGTACGAGCGTGACGAAAATTTAACACGACGTTTTGTGGTTTGCATTGAAGAGACTGTGAAGAAACTTTTGCCAGTTCAAGAAATATTGAAAACGTATATCTCATCAAAAGATCAAGTTGACATTAACAACGAAGAACCTGAACCAGAGGCCGAGCCAGAACCAGAGGAACCTCCACCTGCCGAAGAAACCACGGAAGGAGGCGAAGGAACAGGTGAAATCCCAGCAGAAGGAACTGAAGAGGGTGCCTTGGCACCAGGAGCAGAAATACCAGCTCCGCCGCCAGATACTTCCAAAGATCCAGCACCACCAATTGCACCAATCACGAGTGAAGATGTTGATGCACAAAACACAAAGACTATACCAATAACAGGCAAATCAGCAGAGGATGATGTTTTGTTCCCGGATGCTCGAGACTAAAAACCAAGTAGCCGAGGCTTCGCCACTTGAACTTTAAAATATCACCAAAGTATAATGTTGAGTGACTATCTTCGTGATCCTGCCTGGGCAGCCCTGATTTCCGGTTTTATCGTAATTCTTTATATTTACGCAAAGGCTCACATTAATAATGAAGGTCAACCAAAAACAAGTCAGTTTGCTAAGCCAGCTAGTCTCGTCGCGCTTTTAGTTTTTTGGGTTGTACAAAACGGTACTGCGACAAGAGAATCCATCATGACCGATCCTTTTTAAAAAATACCACTTTAGTAAAATAAAAAATGACGACAATGTCTCGGTGTCCCGAGTGTCAAATGATTCAGGTCTACGGATCTTCTTGTATGAATTGTGATGCTCCTCTCAATCCAATAGGAAGTTCGTGGTGGATTTGCCCGTGCACGTTTGGGAGACCAAAGTGAGTCACCTACTTGGTTTTTAATCCCAGCAAATGCTAATGAAGTCTAGAGTGTACATCATGATATTTGTGGTCCTTGTCGCCATCGCTCTCATTGCGTGGGTGACAACCCGGGAACACTACACGTCGACTGGCGACCTCAATCTCTCGTTCCAAGTGACTGGTGCACAGGCTGCCGCCGCGTGGCAAATGCAGGTGGCGTCCCTAGACTCCAAGGGAAACACCACGGGTGTCATTCAGCTCGATCAGGAGACACAACAGGTTGTTCCTCACACACTCACGGTTCCCCAAGGCGGAAAGATTACCATCTGGCAACCAGGGACTGATCAGAAACTCACGAGGATCTACACGTATGATGAACTCGTGGGTCTGAAGTCCACCTCGTTCACAATTGATAAACTTCTTTTGCCGGCACTCACTTAAAGAAGAATCACACAAGTAAGTCAGTAAAGAATGGCGTCTGTTGGAACCTTCAATGAAATGATGGAGCAATTTTTGAACGAGCTCGAGCAGACGTTTCCCGAGGAAAAGTCATTCAAGAAGTATCACGCGTCCTTTGACATTATGAGGACTGCGAATCCTCGCAAGTGTGTCGACGTCTTCATGAAAGAGGCATCCAAGTACTCGTCAAAAATCATGCAAAAGGATGAGTCTGTGTTTGATGAGTTTGAACACTTGGACATTAAAAAGTACTGGACACCGGAGCTCAGCCAGGGAACCAAGGATGCCATATGGCAGTATCTGCAAACGCTTAATATTTTGGGAATGACAATTTCCACGATTCCCCAAGAGATGCTCTCAATGGTTGAGGGTGTCGCAGCAAAGTGCGCAGAAGGAATGCAGAACGGTGACGCGAATCCAATGTCAATGTTATCAAGTATGTCTGGGCTCTTTGGGATGCTCGGTGGTGCGAGCAGTGACGAGCCACCAAAGAAGAAACAGAAGCTAAAGGAACTTCAATAAAAAGACCGAGTGGCGAAGACACTCGTGATACAATTTCATTCGACTCAGACTTCATCGCAGAGTGACTCAACCCATAGAAAAAGTATCCGAACAAAGTAATGGAAAGCTGGTTCAAAAATCCCAGCGAATTATTTCGTTCAGATAGAATTCTTTCCTTTTGGCCGAATGCGAACCAGACACCAGCAGAACGAATCAACGCCAGCAGTCGATTCGTGATTTATCTTTCGTGTATTTTGTATCTCATCAAAAGAGACCCAAGGATACTTGTGTTAGGAGCCATGGTACTTGTGGCACTTTTTTTATTGGACAAAACCGGTGTCATCAAGGGTGGCTACGGTTCCTTTAGTTGCCAAATGCCAACCAAAGACAATCCTCTCGGAAACGTGATGCTCACAGACTACGTGGATGACCCGGATCGACCACCGGCGTGTTATTATCCCACTGTCGAAAGAGAAGTCAAGGAGAATCTCGATAACACGGTTGAGTTTTACGTGAATAGATCACGTGGTCCAGCACCCTCTGTTCAAAGAAGGGCTTTTGCTCGACAGTTCATCTCGGCACCCGTGACGAGCATTCCTGGTGATCAGACTGCATTTGCCGAGTGGCTCTATGGCAAAAAGTTTTCACCACTGTGTCGAGACGACCCGAGTCAATGTGATCCTAATTACTGGGGAGCACAGACCGAGGCGTACTCTGGTTTCGATCCGGCGAACAACCCACGTGGTGGGAGAGGTGGACACGGGAGATAAAGAACCAAGTGGGTGAAGTGCGGAGCACGAGCCCACTTGTGACCCAGAATTTGAGCAGCTTCGGTCTTCGACCTCACTGCTCGGTTTAAGAACCAAATGGGTGAAGTGCGGATCACGAGCCCACTTGTGACACAGAACTTGGTTTATAAAAACATTTGCGTCAAGTAAATGAACAAGTCGATTCTTTTGTTTCTTCTTGCGTGTATACCAGCTAGACTCCTTTTGGCTTGGTACTCGACAAAGGTTCCTAATTTGATGCTCTTTGGTCTTGTTTTATTGGCTGTGTCTCTGTCGTTCTTGTATCTGTACTTTACCGGTGGTCGTCTTCAGGCCCCAGAGGCGGGAGGTGTCACGTGGTGGGCGAATTACCGCCTCATCATCGGTCTATTGTATCTAGCGGCTGCAATCTACGCGATCCAGGGCAAAAGGGACATTGTCAAAGTTCCTCTTTTAATGGATGTGGCACTTGGACTCTTTTTGTTTTACAAGAGGCACTTTTAGAACCGAGTGGTGAAGCCACTCGTGACCGGGCTACAAGTGGGTCTGTGCTCCGCACTTCACCCACTTGGTTTATTAAAGGCATTATTCCCATTCTAACGAGAATGCAAACATTCATTGATGAAGAGTGCAAGAAGATCAACTCGACCCTTGAGGACTACAAGGTACTCCGTGATAACATCAATTTGAAATACGAGTCCTCCACGACACTTCGTGATGCGTTGTACACGTTACGAATGCGAGCGAATGAAGACCAGCAAAAAGCTATTGATGCTCTTGGTGAATCGTTTCGAGAGGATACGGACATGAAGAGTATGGTTGAAAAGTACGAAGCTTCAAAGCCTGCTCTCCAAACATTCTATCGTGATCTCGAAGACTCAATGGCCAAGATGTTTCGAGTCTACGGTGAGTTGCACTTGGCACTTGGTAAAAATGGGCCCGTGAAATTGAGGTTCGTACCTGATGTCGAAAATCAACTAAAGAGACTCACGGATTCGACACCCATTCCATTTGAGAATGAGACGTCGCCATACGAAGGTAACACAGGTGGTGCTTCTTTGGATGGATTCACACTCCAGTGAGGTTGGTTTTTAAAAACTTCTAAGATACTAATAATGGCAGTCAGGCCTGGTTCATACACGCTTCAGCCCGGTCTCACACAGATTGATCGTCAGGCTTTTCCACAAAATTGCGCCTATGGAGGTGATCTTCAAGGCGCTTTTCCTCATCCACAGCCGGGATCCCAAACGTCCCTCGGATACTCGTGTCGTCCGAGCACGATGGAATACGGAACGGCTCCGTATATGGCTGGCAAAGGAGCACCAGGTCACCTCATCGACATTGACGACAAGCTCCGCCCTCAGTCCACAAAGAGGTTTGGCAAGGTGCTTGTCGAACCGTTTGCCAGAAACCTCTTTCCTCTCGAAGACTTTCATTGTCTCGGACCCCAGCGGGTCATGAAGACGGATCCGATGAGCACACGTGCCCAAGTCCAAAACGGAATGTTTCAGAAGAGATATTGCGGGGCGCCAGAAAGGAGCAAAGTTTAAAAAAGTCTTCTTTAATTAGTCTAAAAGAACCAGGAGATCCAAATCAGAGGGCTCATGCCCTACCACCACTTTATCAAGGCGCAATTTTTATGTGTCTTGATAAAAAGGATGGCTGATCCTCTGTCTATCGCCGCCATATTGGCACTTGTGTACGCCGGTAGAAAATTCTCCAGTGGACAAGAGCTTGAGCCCCCAACAGAACCCACAGAACAGGAACCCCCGGTTCCATCAGAAATGTTCGAATCCATGTCGAGAATAACACGCCAATATAATCAACCTGGTATCCCAGATGTTCAAACGGATCACAAGCGAGAACTTCCCAGTTTTGCCGACACTATGATACAAAACACAGCCGGTGAACCAGTGCACGACTTTTCAAATCGCATGTGGGTCTCTGGCAAAATGAACAATCTCGGGCCGGCTCCAAAACAATACGTTGGCAGGGGTCTCGGTCTCGATCCCAGCGTCCCTGCGGCTGGTGGATACCAACAGTTGTTTCGCGTGAACCCCAACAATGTCGGGGCCTATCGTTTGACGACGCTCCCGGGTCGCATCAATCCAGGAGGTGACATCACGGGTGGTCGACCCGGTCTCGTCGGTGAACTCACGCACTTTGCTCCTTCGAAGACTGCGTTTTTGCCGACTCGGTACCCGAACGTCCCTGGACGAGCACAGGGACAAGGCGGTGCCCTCACAGGCGTCGAGGTTCGCCAGGAATACGAAAAGACAAAGCGAACAACAAATCGTTCCGAGACTTCGTATCGCGGTGACGGATTGGAGTTTGCACCAGCCAAGGCCACCGTGCCCGGAGCCGCGGTTCCTCAGGATCCCACGAGGAACAAGGGTGATCTCAACGATCAACAGTTTTATCACACGGATAACCCCCAGCCCGGCATTCACAGTTTTGTCGGTGGATTCACAAACACTGCCGAGGCGAGACTCCTCGAAGGGAGACGTCCAGCTGGTGGATACTCGAATCAGGAACTCGAGGCGTTTGGTCTTCGTGGCAATGATGATCGCCGATCGAAGAAAGATCGCCCCGGAAACGCAGGCCGAATGAACGTCCGAAACGATCCCTTGAAACAAGTTGGTATCATGACGACAGCCAGGAGTGATTCCAACCGATACGACTTTTACGAGGGACCAAAGAATGGAGCATGGGGAGCTCAGAATTACGTCAAACCGATGTACACTGATCTGAACCCTTACAAGGGCAATCAGAATCAAATGGATTTCAATCTCGTGAATAGACAGTTGGCGAAGAATCCATTTGCGCACTCGTTGTCTGGGTGAAAAACCGATTGTGACACCAGGCTACCGCACGCTAGTCACTCGGTTTTAAAATTCCTCGTTGACTTTAGATGGAAGAACTCGTCATCGAGTCGCCACACGTGATCCTCACGACGCCACTGTACAATGTCACGAGGATGAAACTCGTCTCAGGTAGGATCCTAAACAACCAATTGCTCATCAATGAATACAACAACACCTTTGTCGTAAGTGGAACCGAATATCAAATCCCCCTTGGAACGTACAAGAGTGGAAAGGACCTCGAAACGGCTTTCAACTCTGCGAGTTCAGGTGTCACATCCTCATACGATTCAAACACAAATGCTCTTTCATTCTCGGGCGATTTTGAACCAAACCCGTGGTTGGCGACGATCCTCGGGTACCCCGGGGGTCAGGTGAATCTCGAGGGTCCAGAGTACATCACGTTGCGAGTGACCATTGGAAAAGATATTCTTTCTCAAAAAGTTCAAGTTGGTGACTCTGATTGTCACCACCTCGGAAAGATTCTCACGGGGCCCATTGGTGAGATGATTCGTTACACGAGTGCGTTTGATACTGTTGAAATGGAGACACAAATCAAGAGTATCCAGACGTTGTCCATTGACTTTTTGAATCCAAATGGGACTGTGTATCATGTATCCCAACCGTGGATTCTAAAGTTTCATCTGAGTTGTTCCACTGATAAGTTGAGTGTCACTTCGAGAGACACCGCGTCTGAGAGCGTCCTTCCGCCACAAGTTTTGTGGACACCTGATAACAAAAAGTTTGTCTTGACTGCTGCCTTTGCGTTGCTCGTTCTTGGGCTGATGTTTTTGTTGATGAGGTAAAGAACCAAGTGAGAACCGGGCCTTTGGCCCGTCACTTGTGACACCCGGGAATCCAAATTCAGGGGTCTTCGACCCCGAGAAGTTGTCTGAAGAACCAAGTGGAGTCGAGGGCGAAGCCCTCTTCACTTGTGACCCCTCAAAGTTGTCTACTTAAAATCCGTCTCCTCTTCAAGAATCACTGTTGGAACCTTTTTCCTCCTGATTGGGACAAGAAGCGCTGGGACACACTTGGGGGTGGTGATTTCGTCATCCGATTCGAGTGTTCCAGTGGATGAATCTTCATTGTCCGAGTCATCCGAGAGTCCAATTGCCGAGTACATCTCAGACTTTGAGAACCCCTTTGGAGCAATCTTCTTCAGTGATTTGCATTTCATGCATTTCACAAAAAATATTTTTGAACAACTTGGAGGGCGGACGTATGTGAAACCAAGTGACGAGCGGGCTACAAGTGGGCTCGCTTCACTCACCCACTTGGTTTGAAGAACCCATCTTGTCAACCGCCGCCTTTAAGAGCACCTCTGTTGGATTCTGGGGTTCCCATTCGTCCCACGTATCAACCGCCTGATGGACATCATCAACGAGTTGGTTCGAAGGTCCTGTGTATCTCACAAAGGGGTCGTCATCATCGTCAACCTCTTCGATGTCTGATTCATCTGAATCTGATCCTTGCAACTCGGGAAACATGGTTCCAATGTGTTTCCCAGTGACGTTACGAGCCGCGTATTTCATTCCATATTGGACATCTTGTGCTGTGATTGTTCTTCGGCCGCACAACTTCACGTACTCGCCGGCAACGATGATAGACCCCTCGAGGACAGGTGTCAGCAGATCCATTGCAGTCTTGATTATTTCGCTTTCCATTTGGTATCCTGAAAGTTTGAAATTGAACAATTCCTACGCAACTCAATAAGTGTTGTTGTCTACGAAGAGAACACCCGCGAGACCATTCTGAACACGAAGGATGTTATAACTCTTTGCGTAGATTC